GAGCATCGAATGGCTAATGAACAAGCGCAGGTAACAACACCCCCGGCTGGAGATAACCCAACTGGCGACTTTATGATGGACACATTAAATGAGTTCAATAAAGGACACAGTGGCTCTCCCGATGAGAATCAGGCCGGTCAAGAAGTATCTGCTGAAGATAGTGCTGACTCACAGCAACAGATGACCGCGCAGGAGAAGGAGAACTGGCTGATTGATAACAAATTTCGGGATACCCCGGAAGGCCGTGAAAAATTGGCTGATTCATACAAACAACTGCAAAGTGAGAAGGATCGAATCACAAATGAAGCAGGAAGCAATTCCGATCGATACAAGCAATTGGATCAATTGGATACATTTCTGCACGAGAATCCGGAAATTGTGTCGAAACTTCGTGGTGAGATAAGCAATGTAAGTCAAGGAACCAAACCGCCGGAAAAACCTGAAGATTATGATCCTTACGAGGAAAATATCGATGGTTCTTCCTCACAGAAGTACCGGCAGGATTATGATAAGTATCTTGTAAGCGCGGGCGCGAATGAAGCTAAAAAGGAACTTGCCGGTTTCCGGCAGGAGCTTGCAGCTAAAGAAGCAGTCCAGGCTGAAGAAGATACACTTCACAATCTTGGTCTTTCATCGACTGACATTACAGAGTACAGGGATTTTATTAACGATCCCAATATTGTTACTCCTGAAAATCTCGTCAATATCTGGCGCTATATGAGTGGGCAAAGAAAAAAGAAAACTGTACCGGATGAACTGTCCGCAAATCAACCTTCCGGCTCTGGAGGTCGAACGAGTCTTGCGAGTGTTAGTGGAGTTACACCTTCTCCGATAAACTCGTCAACTAAGGAAGCGGGAGATTTTATGGACGGTATAATGCAGTTTTCTAATAACTATATCCCTGACAAAAGGAAATAATAATAATGGCTACTACTTATGGAACTGGTACCGCGTTGCAATTCAGTGATGATACGCAACGGCAGGTCTTAGAACTTGGAAGTAAAATTCACTATTACAATCCCGATGTAACACCGATTCTTTCTATCTTTGGAATGAAAAGCGCTGTAACACCAGTGCCGATCTTTGAATGGATGGAAGATGAGTATATGCTGAAGCGTACCATCAAACAGGATGTGTACGATACCGGGGCTGACTCGGCTACAACGGCTATCTCTGATACCGCATACGAAACAACGCAAGGGGCCAACAACGGCGCAACTATCCTTAATTTTGATAGACAAGCGCAGATGGAAGGCCTTGAAGCAGGCGCTGTGTATTCTGTTACTTTTACAGAAACTTCCGGAACTACGGCAACATTGCCTACAGCTAACACCCATGTATTGTGTGTTGCTGTTGGTGCCAATGTTGACTGTGGTACCACAAATCACAAAGCTGCTCAATTCGTTGGATGTCATACAGGCACTGTTGGTAGTGATTCTGTATGGTATATCGAAGCTAATGCCGATGGAGTTGACCTGTTTACAGGCGACTCTGACGCTTGGGTCAATCTATCATATGTTAACAATGCCGGCGCATTTTTAGATGCCGGTAGTGCGACCGCTTATTACGGTCATAACATATCTCCGACTGGCGCTAATAGCGGTTTTGGTCTTCATAACCTTGCGGATGCAGATTACTTCATCCAAGAGAATGGAGTCTCTGGAATTGCTGAAGGTGCCGCAGTTGGTGTGGAAACACGAAAAAAAGTTCGCAGATTAAAGAACTGCACACAGATTTTTCGTGAACCCTACACTATCACTGGTACTGCCGATGCTGCAAAGCATTATGGCGGATCGGAACTGGCTCGGCTTCAGGCACGAAAACTGGCAAAAATCAAGGTCGATTGCGAATACGCGATGATGACCAATGGTGATTACAGTTTGGACTCTACATCCGAAAACCCAAAACGGACATTTGCCGGTTTTGGCGTTGGCGGAACAGCTCTTACAGGATTTGTCAAGACCAATGATGGTCGCGGCAACTCCGGTTTGCAGTTGACTTACACTACTGGAACGATGAATGATATGGATGATGTATGCGAATATATCTTCCACGATATGATTGATGGTTCAATGCGTAAGACAGTGTTTGCATCAAATAAGTGGCTAAAGAAACTCGCTTCAATGATTAGACTTGGAACCGGTGCATCTACCGGAACCACGGCTTTTTATGATCTTGGCGATTCTTCACAGGCCGCTGGTGTTCGCGTGCGCCGATTCGTTGGCGCAGTTGGTGAATTAGACTTTATTCCTCACCCCCTCTTGAATGGTGTTTTAGAAGATTACGCTCTTGTGATCGACCCGGCGAACTTTGCGGTTCGTCCGTTGGCCGGTCGTGATATGCAGCTTCGTAGAGACATCGTTAAAGATGGTCGTGATGGACAAACTGATGAATGGATGATGGAGTTCGGCCCGGAAGCCCGGAATGAACAAACTCACGCTATTTTGAAGTTGGTTTAAGTCTGATTACTTTCATATAAACTGTTTGGGGGGTGGTTTTCCGCCCCCTAAACAACAAAAAAGGAAAAAGATATGCCTAAACATTACAAAGGCAAAAAGGGTAAGGCCCGAAAAAAAGCTCTTGGAGAGCATAAGAAATACATGAAAAAGAAAAAAGGCAATAAGTAATGGCTGACACTACTTACGGAACTGGAGCAACTGTATTCTCTGATGGAAGTCAAAGAACTATTAGCGGTTTATCCAAAATGAAAAAAAAGCGTAAAAAACGCAAAAATAAAAGTAAAAAATAATGAGATATAGAGAAGCATACGAACTTATTGATGCCGCTGTGAATAAAGCGGCTATTGGCTATCCGGTCACAGAAACGCTAAAAGCGATGTTTTTCGATCAGGAAGTGGAGAACATTGGATTGCGCTTGGTGAAAAAATCAATCCGCGCAAGTTTTTCAGTTTCGGGGAAAGAGTATGTTATAACTGATTCAAAGCGATCAAACAAAATTTATAAAGTTGAACTGGAAGATAGTACCGGGTCAACAAGAGCAGTGCCTTATATTGACGATAGCGTTATGTTCTTCAGCACAGATGAAGATACGATATCAAATATCGGATACACATTGAGAACAGACGCAACATCAGGCAGTCTTACTGCCGGGACAAGAGCCAATCCCTGCTCAATTACCGCTGCGTCCCACGGACTTGACTCCGGGGATTATGCAATATTCAGTGAAGTGGTTGGGCTTGACCATAGCACAACAAGTGTCAATGCGCTTAACGACAAAAGACTTGCAGTTACAGTAACTGATGCAAATACTTTTACTGTAGCAATAGATACCAGTTCAGGGTATGGGGCAGTTGCCACAGCCGGGAAATGGCAGGAAGACACAGTAAAAATTGTTTTTAATAAGACTCCTTCTTCAGATAGTTCATCTGTTCGGGTGTTTTATTATGCAAGACCAGAGCCAAAAACAGATAATACGAGCCGTATTGATCTGCCAGCCCAGCTCATACCCGCAGCAATACACAGGGCAGCGGCTCAAATAATTAACCTTGACGGCAATTTACAGCTTGGATCGGGGCATCGTGGGTTGGCAAAGGCTTTGGAAGCAGAATATATGGGAACTGACAGAGCGAGAGAAGCGATGCCCGATCTTGTTCCTCAACCACTACAAGATTTTGTGAGTAAATAATGGCAACATTTCAAGTTAGAGTAGAAGATTTAATAGGATCGGTTGGCGATACCCAGCTGATCACTGACAGTTTAACAGATTCGGCTGCTGAGATAATCAGCGTACTGCCTAAAGAATGCTTGTGGGTTGTTTCGACCAGTTCAGGCGATGTTACAGCAGTAAAATATAATGTTGAAAAATGCCTTATTTTAAGTGTAATAAGAGAAAATGGAACCGATGGTGAATATGAGGATTGTAAACCAGTTCCACTTTCATATTTTCGCCGGGTGCAGGATGTGAACAGTATGTGGTATCCATCGACTTCAGAGCCTGTGTATGTTCTTAAAAATAGTCATGTTTTTGTTTATCCTGCTCCATCAACAAGCCCAAACGCATTTCAGGTGGACTATGTAACTAATCCTTCCGTTGCTTTCGGCTCATCTTCAATTACCGGATTTCCTGATGAATATGAATATGTTGTTGTGATAGGCGCTACGATGAAATGCTTACAAAGAATTATGGTAAATAACATTGTCAGTATTACTGCAGTACCGCCTGATGTTCCTATTGCACCAGATATAACATCCTCCGGGGTGGCTACATCCACAATATCATTTACGACAACTGCACCGGTCTATGGCGCACCGGGAACTGCAATCTCCCTGACTGCATTTAGCAGTTATACCAGCGGTTTGAGCGAAACTGATCCGGG